CTGAAAAAGCAGTTAAAGAGTGGCAATCTAAAAATGGATTGGCAGCTGATGGTATTGTGGGCCCTTCCACTTGGGATGCTATGGGTCTTGCTACTACTGATAATTCGGAAAAGGTTTACACAACGGAAAACGGATTAATCGTAAATAGACACTTCCTTCCACCTGGTGAGTACAAATCAGGTCCAACAAATAAAGAGTACGTTTTCCTACACCATACTGCCGGATGGCATAATCCCTTTAAGACAATTGATAACTGGGGTAGAGATTCAAGAGGTGCAGTTGCAACTGAATTCGTATTAGGTGGTCAATCAGTAAAAGGTAACGATACCAAATATGACGGTGTAATGGTACAAGCATTTCCAGAAGGTGGTTACGGATGGCACTTAGGAAAGAATGGTTCACAACATATGCATACCCATTCAGTAGGTGTAGAGGTAAATAATTTTGGATACATAATTGACGGTAAAACTTATGCCGGTACTACGGCTCATGAATCACAAATCGTTAAATTAGCAAAACCATTTAGAGGACACAGTTTATGGCACAGATATTCTGATGCACAAATTGATGCAATGCGCTTATGGATTTTATGGATTGCTGAAAGAGATAATATTGATGTCAGAGCCGGATTGCCTGCTTTAATTAAAGAAAAAGGTGCGGATGCCTTTGAATTCAACGAAGACGCTTATTACGGAAAAGTAAAAGGTACATGGACACATACTAATACTCGTAAAGATAAAGTAGATATGTTCCCGCAACCTGAACTCATCGATATGTTATTAGGGTTATAATGAAAGAATTAGAAGATATTTTTAATACAAAGGAGTTTAAATCATTATCTTGGAGAAAGAGAATGGTGATTAGGTTAAAGGTTGCTTTAATCCAAACTTTTAATTATGGAATGTAATAAGATGGAAATGATACAATCGAAAGTAACCCAATTTATAATGGGGGTATCCGCACTTTGTGGTTTTATGGGAAGTTATTTTATGGATTTAACCGCAAATAATACTGAACAATACCTCGCCGTTATATGTGTAATGTTATTAGATGGGTTCTTTGGAATCATCGCAGGAATTAAAAGAGAGGGTTTTAAAACATATAAAGCACTCAGAGTTTTGAAAAACATTTTTGCGTGGGAATTGATTCTCACAGTCATACTATCAATTGAATTAGGATTTAAAGGAACTGGTTGGTTATCTGAAACCATATTAGCACCATTCTTAGTATTCCAATTGATTTCGGCTCTTAAAAATGCATCTATGGCAGGTTTCATTAAAAATGAATTACTTAATGAAATTTTAGATAGAATAGATAAACATAAAGGAGCTAGAAATGAAGGAACTTCTAAATAGTATTACTGATACACGTATGGTGTATCTTTTAATGTCAATCGTACTCTTATCAGGTTATTTTTTAGAATCTTGGGGAGTAGTAATCTTTGTAACATTTATGTTGAACGTTGGTGTTTGGACTGGGTTCTGTCCATCTAAATGGTTCTTCGCTAAATGTGGATTCAAAAAAGCAGATTTATAAGTGAAAGCATTGGATGGTATATCGTTAAACGCCAAAATATCATTAGGCGTTGCTGGAATGATTATGTTAACATTCTTTGCCGTTCAAACATGCATTGTATTTGGGATATGTGAACCAACCTTATTTCTTGCTAAATTTGGTTGGGGCTGTGTTGTATTCTTCATGCCACCATTCTTTAAGGTTGTAAGCGAGTTCATCAACAACATAAAAATTAGGGAAGAAAAAGTAAACGCTCAGTTGGGTGGTATCAGTCAATCTAATCTTGTTGTTACACTAACAATGGATGGTTACATCACTAAAGCAAATGATAACTTTTGTAAACTTGTCGGGTGTACAGAGGGTGATATGATTAAAAAACCACATTCTGCAATGGTTACTCCCGAATACGCTAAAAGTAAAGAATACTTAGAATTTTGGGAAACCCTACGAAGTGGAAAGAGTATAACTGGTGAGTTTGAGAGAGTTGCTAAGGATGGTTCAAAGAGATGGTTATATGGTAACTATACACCAATCAAAAACTCAAAGGGTGAGTACGATACAATACTTAAAATAGCAACTGATATTACTGCACAACATGAAGCTGAAGATATAGTTAACCAAAAGAACTCATACTTAGAACACGCCGCTAAGATTCTAAGACATGATATGCATAGTGGTATCAATACTTATATGCCAAGAGGGTTATCATCTCTTAGAAGAAGATTAAATGATGAAACAATCAAAGAGTTAAGAATTGAAGCACCACTTAAAATGTTAGATGAGGGATTAAAACATACTCAGAAGGTTTATGCGGGTGTAAAAGAGTTTACAAACTTAGTTAAAGAGGATGTTCAGTTGGATACCAAACAGGTTGATTTAAAAGAAATTCTTAAAAATTATTTATCATCAACATCATACTCAAAACAGGTCGTAATTGATGATTTAATCACAATGGATGTAAACGAACCATTGTTTTGTACAGCCATTGATAATTTAATTCGTAACGGATTGAAGTATAATGATAGTGGTACGAAAACTGTTATGATATTTATGGAAGATGATAACACACTATGTGTACAAGATAATGGTAGAGGTATGACTCAAACAGAGTTTGAGAACTTATCAAAACCATACATAAGAAAGAAGGAGCAAAAAGAAAGTGGTTCTGGTTTAGGATTAAATATTTGTATAGCAATTCTTAAAGAACATGGTTTTAATATAACAGCAGAAAAGTGTAACCCAGGAACTAAATTAAGGATAAAATTAAAATGAGCAATATGATTAACTCAATTTTACTAGTGGATGATGAGGATTTGTTCCACTTAGTATTTGAAGATGCTTGTAGTATCTTAGATATAACTCTTTCATTAGAGGCACTCAACTCTTCGGATGAGGCAGATAGGAAATTCAAAGAATGGTTTCCAGATGATATAAATCATGAAAGGCCCGAATGTGTATTCGTTGATTTAAACATCATTGGTTCATCGTTTGATGGTATTGAATTGATTCGTAAAATTAATACTGATTATGGTAACGGATGTGTTATTGGTATCATATCATCATCAGATGATACTCAGGAGATTGAGAAAGCCAAAGCAGCCGGGGCTCAGTTTTGGTTAGTAAAATCAGATGATATCGAACCACGATTAGAAGAATTCAGAGAAGATTATGATGGGTATGTGAACAAAACAAACCCATTTAAAGTGTACAAATAAAATGATAAAGAAATTAGGACATATCTTAACATATCACGATTCAGAACCAACTGAGGTTTTGCAGGGACTGATATGGCTTATATTTGCACCACTTGTATTAGAGGCGGAGTTCTTTCCTGATTTATGGTATGTCGCAATCATTAGTGTATTAATCGGATATGGTACTCTACACTCAGTTGTTTATAGTAGTTTAGAACGAAGAAGAGTGTTTGGGTATTTGTATGGTGGTATGGCAATACTATTTGTTCTTATACACTTTACAGCAGATGTTAATTGGACTCCAATGAATTGGGGTTGGATTGTGATAGCAATTAGTGCATTAAGTAATATCAGAAGAATCACCCGAAAAATCGAATCACAAAAAAGTGATAAAGAACAACAAGATATCACTAAGATGTACAGAGAAGAATTGGAAGAGAAGATTGAAAAACTCCAAAAAGAGAATTTTGATATGAGATTGGAACAAATTAAATTGAAAGAGTTAATAGATGAAAAGTAAGTTATGGATGCTAAAAAAATATGTAGGGATGAATTACTAAAATTAGCCAAAGAAAAAAAGATATACTTAGAGGGTAATATCTTAAAAGTTTTAAAAGCTGATAGTAATGATACTGAATTTATAGAATATTTAAAAATCTGTAAACAACGAGATATAGAATCTCGTAGAAAACGATTACAGGTAACCAAACAAGTTCAGAAACAAAACAAAGAATTAGAATCAGCCGCTAAAGAAAATGTTAGGGTTAATAAGCAATTAGAAAAAGCTCTAAACGAGGCAATAAATTCTGCCGAACAATCAAAGAAATCTAAAGAAGATGCTGAGCAGGCTAGAGAAGAAGCCGATAGGTTGAGGTACAAAGCAGAACAGGCAAAGGAACTTGCTGAAACTGACCTATCATTACTCCAAAAGAAAACACAAACTGAATTGATGGGTAATATCGTAAGAGTTGCTTTATGGGTTATTATGGGAGTTGGTTTAATCACAACTGGATTATATGTATTTGTACTACTCTTTGGACATGATTCTAAAATCATAGAATCAACGTGGTCAAATCTATTTGGTATCCTATTAACAAACTCCTTCAGTATTTTAGGTACTATTATGGGAGTTAAACACGCAACTCAGAGTGATAAAAAATAATACCATACTTATATAAGATGTATAGTTGGAATCAATATAAGAGTTTAAACGAAAACCGAAGCCTAAACGAAAATGTGGTGCTGAAGAAGTATCAGATTTATTTAGGTAAATTGGAGTTAGAAGAATTTCTAAGAAATCCAATTGACGGTGGTGATGTTCAACCTACACCAACTATACCAACAGAAGCCTTTTTCTTACTTCAAGAAAATGGAGATTATATATTACAAGAAAACAACGATAAAATAAGATTAGCATAATGGCAGATTTACCAATATCAGGATTACCA